AAATTGTAGACTTTGTAGTCATCCCAATCTTGGGACAACGCTAAATAACAATTTGGTTCCTCTGAATGGTTAATAAAACCACCCAGTGGGGTTCTAATGTACCCAGCAATCATGGGCACTTTAATGTGTGTACTACCTAAATCAAAAGCTTCTTCTATGCTTTGCGTGGCAAAAATACCTAACCCATCTATATCACTTTCACCCACCGTCACTTCATCAGGCAACGGTTTGTAGTAAAACCTGTCGTATCTAATCCTTGCCAAACTGTCTCCTAATTGCTTCTTTGCCACGTTTGGCTATTCTAGCTTGTTCCTGTTTACCGGCTACCTTTGCTCTTTGTTCCATAACAGTCAGTATTTGTATCTTCCTGGCAAACGGTTTCTTAACTTTCTTGACCTTTGCCACCGTATCTCTAGCATCTTGGGCCGTTGCATACTTTATCCTAACGGTGTCTTTTGGATTTTCGTCGGTATACAAACGTCGGCCAGAGCCTTTAGGCTTCTTACCCGTTCCTTTTACTGGATCTTTTTTTCTTGCCACTGATCACACTCTGTAATGTTTTAGCTTGTCCAGCATGAGTTTTTGATGCTTTCTTCAAGGCACTAATGACTTTCTTTACTTTACCCTTGGTACGTTTAGCAACCATCTTGTGCCCTATACACTAACTGTTTTCTTTTTACGATCAGGCATAACTGCTCCACAGCCTGTAGCAACAAACCCACCGTTCTTCATGCCTTTGACAGAGGTGTTTATTAATCCGCCATCCTTTCTGCCTTTACGTTTGCCACCTTTGGCTTTCTTGGCATAGTTAGGATCTTTGCAGTATTTCGATGCAGCAAGGTTTGCATACGCACTGGGATATGTATCAAAAGTTCGTTTAGCCCAGGCTTTGCCTTCTGGACAAATCTTGCCGCCCTTTTTCTTAGCTTTTTTTGCCACGCTTCTTTCTCCCCGCACAATACGCTTTTTCGGAAAAACCTTTTGGTCTGGCACAGTTTACAGACCGCTTTCTTTTTGCACTCCACTTTTTCTTTTGCGGAGGCTTTGAAACCTGCTTGGACATACTGCTACGTCCCATAGCCATTAAACTAATTGCTCCGCTACTGCTGCCGCAACTATTAACACGGCTAATCCCCACAAGCGTTTGTCTAATTTATCCAAGGTTACTCTTTGCTCTTGCAACTGTTCTTCGATGCGTTCATAACGCATATTGCACTCTGCACCGTGTTGCTCAAGCTTTGCTAAAACTTCTTCTGCTTTCAAATTAACACCTCCATCTTTTTCTAGCTTGACGCAAACGGCTGTTAGGATCTTTTGCCGCTTTAGGAAACTTCTTCATCTGCCCTGCGGATCGAGCGCAGAAAGATTTTCTTCTGGCTTTTTCTTTTGCTGTTAAGTTCTTTTTCTTAGTGACAGCAGTTTTAAGCTTACTACCAGGGTTATCCCGTCGGTATTTAGCAACCCCCGCCTTGGTCATACCCGCACCAGACTTTGTAGAACGAAAGTATTTCTTCGTTTTAGGGGGCTGCTTATCCCTCTTTCTAGGCATGGAAAAAGGTCATCATGTCAATGGTTCCAACGGTATACTGAACTGACATACCGTTATCAAACAAAATACCTTGTTCTGGTATTGTTCGATCAAGAGTAGTGTTATCAGTACCTATTGTCCTTGACTTGAATAAGGCTGTGCCAGACTCTGGTGTCCCATTAAAATATTGGATAACCCCCGCCGTTCCTCCTGAAACAACAGAAAAGCCTTTCAACCTTATTCTTTCCGAACCTAGAATTGCCTCCGCGCACAGCGTCCCCGATCCCACCTTGATATTCGCAGCATACTGGGCTGAACAAACTACAGACGATACCGTAAGAAAAAGCTTTGTCCCTGCAACCGCTTCTGCACTACCTGTAGAAGTAATGGTTTCAGTCAACGTATCTCCGAAAACATCCGTGCCAGTGATGGTCGTTGTTTTCTCGTTATCGCCTGTGCCTGTTGTGGTGACAATTATGTTTCTAGCCCCACCACCGGCAAACGTAGTATTAGCCAGTGTTGCCGTTGTGTTGGGTCTAGCAGCAGTGACAATGCGATCATCATCAGATGCATTTTCGTCACTGATAAACTTTGCCTTTACATCTGAACCAGACATCTAAAACTCCTTATGCGTAACCCATCATCTCAATAAAGAGTTTTCCTGCTGTGTAATCATTCTCGGTTGCAGCACCTGTTGTCAGATAAAGAAACTCATCTGCCGCTGGCACCGCAGAAAAGAACACCTTACTGCCCAGTGTTGCATCCCCTGCGTTAACTAACAAAGTCTCTGTCAGGTCAGCAATAGCACCATCCTCAACACCTGTTCCTTCTGTAGCGGAGTGGATGTTGATATCTGGATCGCCACCAGCAGGAGCTTCAAAACACTCCATACTTCCGGTCAGAATTGTGCCGTTTTGTGCCGCAGTAATTTGACCAATATGGCAAACAAGTGCTGTGCCATCGACACCAATGATGTCACCAGAGCCTGTTGAACGCAGACCTGTCAGATCAATCAGAATACGGGTAGTGATAATCCCACCAACACGTTGCACTGAACTACGATAAATAGTCCCAGAACCTGTGGTGATACCTGTTCCAGCTTCAGTCGCTAAAGTGTTGGCATCAAAAGATGTCACACCTGTTGAACTAATACTGGAAAGTGTAGTAAATGCTCCAGTTGTAGCGTTCTTACTAACAGACGTAAAACCGCCCTCTGAACGCACTGGACCGCTGAAGGTTGTATTAGCCATGTCAATCTCCTGTCTTGGCTAGTGTCGATTACAGGATGTAATCGTCAGAAGTATGAAAAGTATACTCATAAAAGAAAGGGGTGCATAGAGCACCCCTTAGATTGAGATTTGAGGGAATCTCAATGAGCATTATTATTAAGCACCAGTTGTGCCGAAAATGCAACGTGGGTCGGAGAATCCGAAACTATAACGTTCCCTAGCCTTAAAGCGCATATTGCCCGTGTCAAAATCTGCTTCCATTTGAGTGTTCAAAGGAGAACGCTCAAAGTGCAGGAATCCACGAGGTGTATCAGTCAAGATGAAGAATGCATCTGTATCTACAAGGAAGTCATTAACGGCATAGCCGCTAGGCAACATACCCATAGACCGGATAGCATTAATATCATTGTCTGCTGTTCCTACGCGGAGGTTAGACACCATCAGTCGCTCTGCAACAAACTGTAGCTGACGTGGGATAATTAACTTGGTTCCACGAAGGGCAATCCTAAGACCACGCTCATCGACAAAACCTGCGATAGAGATCAACGCATCTTCCAGAGAAGTTTCGTTAAGATCCGCATCAGTTGATGGACGGTTGGCAAAAGTGCCACCGTTAGTCAGCGGGTGTGCTGTAGAGCACAGTGATACACCGTCACCGCCAGCAGATGCTCCAGCAGTAAAGGCGTTGTTCAAAACGTCTGCTGCTTTTACCTGCTTAGTGTGTGCCATTGAACGAGCCAAAGCACGAGTGTAACGAGAGCCCAGACGATCATAAAGATTGTCCTCAATGGCTTCTTCTGTGATAGAGAAAGCCAAGGCCACTGTCTCGTGGTTATAACGTGCAGTGAATGCTTCGTTTGCATTATCAAAACTGATGGCAGAACCTTCAGATTTTGTTGGTGCAGCACCGAAGCCAGATAACATTACTTCTTCTTCAAACGCCCGGTCTGAAGACTCTGTAGTGTAAATCTCTGCGTGTTGGTTTTCGTACCTGCCATACTCCATGCCGAAAAGGGCATTGAGTCCTGGCTCCAGTTCTTTCGCTAGTTGTGCGCGAGAAATTGCCATTTCTTAATCCCCTTATACGCCAGTTGTACTTGGTGTGCCCTGAGCGATAGAACCGGTCGGAGCATTAAAGTGATTGTTGATACGAACAATCAGCGGAACACCAGCAGCACTAAAGTCATCGTTTTCTGGATCATCCAAGATGCCCATAATACGAAGCGCGTGTGAGTTGGTGGTTGCTACAGTATTCAGATCTGCCGTAGCAGATGAAATACCTGTTGTGTTAGATCCACTGTTTCCATTCGCAAACTGAATGTTTGAGAAGACAGCCGTGCGAAGCTCTGCTTCTGTATCATTGCCTGTCTGCACATTCGATGTTGCAATCGTAAACATTTGTGCTGGATTGTCGTATAGGAAGGCTTTCACAGGGAAGTTTGAATCTGCTCCCGCTGCTGAAGAACCCGGCCAAAAATTGGAGAAGACCGTTTTTCCATCTGAAGACCGAACATACTCGCATCCGTTGAAAACACCAACAATAGATACTGTACCACCTGCTGCTGCTTGGAGATCGTCAATCACTCCTGCTGCAATCGGTATGACAGCCATCCCTTGATAAAGGGCGTTAGCGTTATCTGAGGCAATGCGGTACTCCGTTGTACCAGTGGAAGCCGGTGCTGACCCCAGCATACCATACGGCCTTAAACCGAAGGCTCCGTTTGTATTTGCCATTTTCAGTTACCTTTTAAGTTGTCTTAATCGGTATCAGAATTCCTTCCTCCACCGAAACTTACCCTGCTCTGCCTTTCATTATGAATTGGCATTGAAGGGTGCTGCTCTTTCATTAGGTCCTGGTCAACAGCCGTCATCTGGTCGCGGGTTCGGCCCCCGAAGTACTCGTTTCTTTCTTGTGCTGTCTCCGCTGGAAGTCTACAAAGCATTAAGCCACCCTGACCTATAACTCCAGCGTGTTTACCCTCATCGATAACTGGGTACTGATATCCTGGATACTCCTCGGCTCTGACCGGCTCCCATCCCTCTCGAAAACGAGAGTGAACATTCATAGAGTCGTCTTCACCTCTAACAGAGGTTCTAATCCAACGATGAACATACCCATCAGGGGCTGGTGGTGCTTCCAACCTACTTGGTGGTGCCCACGGTTTTCTGCGCTCTTCTGAGGAGCGATCCTTTGTTGCACGAGATGTGCGCTTTTCTCTAGTTTCAGTCATATTAGTTATCCCTAGCCATTAGTCGTGCTTTTTCTTTGGCGTATTGTTCCAAAGTGACGTTTAATTTTTTCGCTGTCTCAACCTCTGACGGAGTTAATTTGACCGAACTGCGCCCTGATGGTTTGCGGGAAGCTGAAGTATCCGCAGGGGCGACCTTTGTACTTCTCCCGGTTTTTTTAAAGTAGTCAGGAAATCTTTCCTGAATCCTTCTATTAATTTCATCATAGTACTCATCTGAAGAAGCGTCAAATCCCTCATACTGAGTAAGATCTTCATTAATCCTCATTGCCTCTCTGGTCATGCGTTCATCATCGCCAAACCATTTATTCTTTTCTGCCCAAGCAACTGCTTTAGGATCAGGTTGAACCTCTGGCTGCGGCTCTGGACTTGGTTCAGCCTGTGGTTGTTGCAGTTGCGCTTCTTGTCTTTTAACTCCTAGACGATGACGTTCTTGATCAATTGATATTCGAGACAACGCTTGTTGTGCCTCAAACATACGATCAACATCGCCCTCATCATGTGCTTGTTTGTATGCTTGTTTAGCAAGATTAACATCGTTTTCTAGGCGTTGACCAAACTCTGACAGATGCGCCTCTTGAGAAGATGCCATTTGTTTTCTTAGTTTTTCGTTTTCTTCTCTTAGTTTCTTAGCCAGTTCAAACGCTTCCTGACCATCTCTTTCAGCACGTCTATACTTTTCAGTGAGTTTGTTAATCCTTTTCTTGACGCCCTTTGAGTAGTTATCAAGCTCCTCATCTGATTCAGGTTCAGACTCTGACTCTGACTCTGGCTCTGGCTGCGCTACTGAAACGGGCTGTTCAGCCGTCTCCTGTTCTAAGTCTATTTGAACCTCGATTTCTTCAGATTGTGAGGTCTCTTCTGTTTGCTTAATATCTTCATCAGACATTGTTAACATCCTCTGGGTCGTTAATTACTGCAATAACTTCATCGTCATTGATGATACGAAGCTCTTTTTCCTCTTTATCTCGAAAACGAGCACCGGCATATCGTCCAATACAAACCCAATCACCCTCACTGCACCAAGCCTGATTACCGAACTTAGATGAATCTTTGTATGCTAGCGGCCCTATCTTCATTACTTTGGCAACAACGGTTCCAACTGCTTCTTTTTTGCGAACGTCTTCAGGCAGAACAATTCCACCTTGCGTTGTTTTTTTACCTTCGTAGGGACGTACTAATATTCTCCAACCGGTCGGTTGGGGAAACGGAATCTCAGTCATTATCTTCATACCTTTCCAGCAGGGTTTTCATTTCTTGTCGAACAAGACAGACACCCTGAATCTCTCCTGTCACACTGCGGTAGTCTTCCATCGACTGAATACTACCGTTTGCTAAAAACTCTTTTAGATCCTCTTCACGATCATCCAGCACTTTATACAATGCTGTCGCAAATTGCACAATATCCATCAGTCTTCTATGCCGTCAGAATACAAGTTATCAAACGTTATGTTCGGATCGGTATAACTAGAGTGACCTTCTGCTGAATGCGTGTACTGACTTGGTTTAAAATCAGGGGCACCTTCGCCTGTGTCCCAAAGTGCAGGTGATGTTGCCCTGACTCTGTTGTTTGGTAAAGCAACAATATTGCCTTCCCAAGGACCTTCGGTTAGATATAAAACATGGCTTTGTTTGTGTTGATCTGGCGCGTCAGCAATTTCGTACTCAGTGTAATCCACTGTGAACATATACCGCGCTTCGTAGAACTCGTGATTAACCTTGGCAATCCAAGGACTTGAACTGACTCGATCTAAGACAATGACTTCGTGGTTTCTGGACTCACAGTCCCACGGCTGACAGATGTAGTCTTCCATGCGTTCAGGCCAATCGTCGCTTTCTGTTTCCACATCAGCAACCAGTGCCTGTATGGGCATTCGTGCCCACATCGCACCACCATGACGATTCTCATCACTATCTTCTAAGTGTCTTTCCTGGCCGGTAAAAACAACTTGGAAACTCAGCGACCTGTCCGGGATCGTATTGACTGCAATGGCTAGAGCATGGAGATATTCCCCATGGTAGTCATCGTGATTGCAAGTAAACTCTTTCCGCACCCAGCATTTGAAATACGGGATGTTGCTAATCAAATATGACATTAATAATTTCCGCTAAATTTTGTTCCTTTAACCTGTGCTTTTTCTGGTTCTACGCCACTATCTATAACTAATACGGCTGCTTTTACCACTTTACCGTCTTTAAAACCCTTAACGCCTCGACCTTTTAAGATATCGGCTTGAGTTACTTTGCCATCACCAGTTAGATCTGGAAATTTTTTAGCCACTTTACCTCCCAGAGCTTTTCGCTCAACCTCATCAATAACACCTTTGTTTTTTGACGCATAAAATACAGCTTCGCCTTCATCGGCACCGTACTGCTTCTTCATGGCCTTCATAATCTTTTTACCTTTTTTATTTAAAGGCATGATTATTTATCCTTTTTCCTTTGAAAAGACTCTATTGCGCCTCCGCCAAAATAAAAGCCCAAGATTAGAAGCATGGCGTAGTTGATTTGAAACTGCTCCATCACCTGAGACACAGAGGAAGGATCGCCTTTTCCGGTCAGTGTCATAGCGAGGACTATGATGAAACACGATACATAAGTCAAACCGAACATCAGCGCAAGGTACCGCTGGGCTACCTTAAAGGGAGCATACGAGTTCATCAAAGCTACCTTGGCTTGTGTCTTCGCTTCAATCGACTCAGTTTCAGAAGTATGCATGTCATCAATCAAGTCCATGCCTTTCTTGATAACTGTCTCACTGCCAAGTATTTTTCCTAATGCACCTAATATCATAATCACCTCAGTATCTTAGTGTTTTTCGGATTAACCCACTCTGGGAT